CGCCACCCGGTGGTTCCGCGAGCTGGGCCTGAACGATCCGATCCACGCTGACTTCGCCAAGTGGATGACCGACTTCAACGGCGGCCGGCCCACCGTGGCGCAGCTGCGGAGCGACCCGATGGCGGGGGCCTACAGCCTGGCCACGCGGCGGCTCACCGACCGCACCATCCAGGACCCCTACAAGGTCGACCGGGCGGCGATGTCCTCGACGCCGTTCGTCGGCCTGGCGTTCCAGCTGATGAGCTTCAACTACCAGTTCCAGCGCAACGTGCTGCAGCCGGCGATGGACAACATCGCGCACGCCTATAAGACCCGCGGCATGCTGGCGGCGGGCGGCGCCGCGGCGCATGCCGCCGCGATGGCGGGCACCATGGTGGCGGCGGGGCTGTTGACCACCGCGCTGCGGCAGTATCTGTTCGCGCCGGACCAGTGGCAGAAGCAGGCCGACGAGGGCAACCTGGGCGGCTACCTGATCGATCTCGCGATGCAGCGATCGGGCCTCAACGGCACGCTCGATCCGATCATCCAGCTGGGGTCGCATCTGCGCTACGAGGGCAGCGTGGGGTCGCTGCTGGAGGGTGCCTCGCTCAACTGGATGGCGAAGAATGCGCAGGACGTGATCAACCCCTTTGTTATGGCGAACGACAGCCCGAACACTAACACGCGGTATTTCAACGCCGCCCGTGGCGCGTTCAATCTGGTGGGCGTGCCGGCGGCGGCCTACGTCCTGACCACGCTGGGCGGGGTGGGTGGCGCGGCGGCAAAGGTCGCCGCCGGAACAGCCCTGCAGTTCGGCACGTCGCCCCGCGCCGCTGCCGCCTTTGCCGGCGCGGTGGCGGGCGAGAAAGGCAGTCAGCTGCCGAAGGAAACCCCGGAAGGCAAGTTACCTGAGCTACCAGGGCTGGCCGGGCTGCCGAGCCTGCCCAGCCTGGGCGGCGACGACGGCGAAGAGGGCAAGGGTAAGGGCGCGGCGCAGGACGCCAGCGGCGGGCTGGTCCCCTGGGGGCTGGTGGACGATGTGGCGAAGCCGGCCTGGCAGGTGGCGGGCGAGCCGGCGGCGACCGCCCTGGCGCGGCTGCCGGGGCCACTCAAGGTGCTGGGCGGCCTCGGCGCCGCGGCCTATGGCGCCAAGAGTTTCCTCGACACCACGGCGCCGTGGCGCAGTGAGGACGCGCGTCCGCCGAAAGCGGCGGAACGGGCAGCGCAGCCATGAGTTGGTTCGTCGTGTTTAGCGCCGGACAAACGACCGAAAATACCCGTCGCGTTGTCTCTTGTGCTTTGTGTGCGAATTACACACACAGTCTAAAGGACACAAAAAACACCAAGTATATCAATGGCTTATACCTAATTTGTCGCCCTACAAACCCCTCTGAAAAGTAAGGCCCTGGACAAATCTACACTAATGATTTCAATGACTTAGCCGACGTTGTTGTGTGTAGTGTTGTGCGATATTTGGCGGTTGATGTGTGAATTGCGCAGGAGACGGCGATGTCATGGGTGGCGTGGGGGGCAATACTGGTGGTGATGGTGGCGGGTCCGGTATTGGCGTGGACGGTGATCCGCCTGCCGCCGGAGGATTGATGCCGGCAATGGATATACCCCCTCCAGGTATCTGACCATAAAACCGCCGTGTGTCCTGGTTCGCACACAAGACACGACAGATCGTGCCGGACATGGATCGAGAACATGCTGATTATATCTGGTAAATTCTGTGTAGCAGGCCGCGACAAACCAGTGTGCGAATGATTTTCAAATGCCACCAGACAAAGTCAGCCTTTCTGGTATCGCCGCACGACAAAGCCCGCCGCGTTGATCGGCAGACCGGGCGCCCAGGCCGGCGTCCGGCGCATCACCTTGAGCATCAGATCCAGCGTCGGCTCAGCGTCGGCTTCGGGGACTTCAGCGATCAGCTCGTCGTGGATGGTGGCGATCAGCGGTTGCTGCACCAGGGTCAGCATCGCCCCGACCATGACGTCCCGCGCCACTGCCTGGACGATGTTCTCGATCACCTTGCCGGGCCAGGACCGCAACCTGATCCAGTTGCCGCCGAGTGACCCCATGTAGGTGAACTCGTCGAAGCCCTTGTCGTTCTGTTCGATGCGCGGCTCGCGATAGACCAGATGCCGGCCGCTCGGCAGCTTGATCAGCAGCCGGCGGGGACGATGGATGAACGTCAGGAACCCTAACTGCTCGGTGGCGCCAGGGCCGTGGCGCAGCACCCGCATCAGCACCCGATGAGCGTCCCACCACAGCGTCACGATGTTGACGTTCAGCTGCCGCCAGAGGATGACCGCGGTCTCGGCTTCGACGGCGTCCAGCACCACGCCGTAGCTCAGCGCGGTCTGCTGGAACCGGACGGCGCCCATGCCGAAGCCGCACGCCAGAACTAACACTTTGCCCAGCTGCCTGTTAGCGGAGCCGATCGCGTTGGCGGTGGCGGTGTAGATGTCCTCGTTGCGGCGGAACACCGTCAGGGCGTCCTGCTGCTGGGCCAGCCAGGCCAGCACGCGGGCCTCGATCTGCGCCAGGTCAGCCACCACCAGCCGGTGCAACGGCGCCGCCAATATGGTGGAGCGGAGGCAGCTGGCGACCACGCCCAGGGCGCTGTCCTCGAACAACAGGGCGAGGTCATCGGGGGTGGCGCCGGCACGGATCGCGCGGATCGCCGCGGGCACATCCTTGATCGATCCCCGGAACAGGTTCTGCGGCTGGAACCGGCGACCGGCCCAGCGTCCGGTGCGGCCGGCGCCGTAGTACTGGAAGGTGCCCCGCACGCGGCCGTCCAGGGACCGTGCGGCGGCGATGGCGGCCAGCTTGGCGGTTGACGCCCGGGAGGCGTCCAGGCGGGCCTGGAGCAGCTTCCTGGGGCCGTCTGGCAGGGTGGGGTCGGCGAGCCAGGCTTTCACCGTGTCACGCTTGAGGTCGGGCATGTCGACGCCCTGGAAGAACAGCCAGGTGCGCAGCTGCGCCACCTGGTTCAGCGAGGTCACCTGGCCGTTGGTGAGCCGGACCACGTCGCGGGCGAGCTGGTCCCGCGCCCGCTCAGTCAGCACCGCCAGATCCTGCACCAGCGGGTAGTCGACGCCGAGGCCACGCTGGTTGATGTGATGGTCCAGCTCGAACACCGCGCGTTCACGGGGGGACAACTCCGGCAGGCGGCTGTCCAGCTCACGCTCGGCGAGGACGTCGCCCTGGCAGTATTCGCAGAGCTTCTGGAAACGCACCGGGTCGGTCTCGTGCCACCAGGTGGTCGGGTTGAGGGACCGGGGCCGCGCGAACCGCAGCATCAGGTCCCGTGCACCGGGGTCCTTGCGGAAGCGCAGGCCGATCGCGCGGCCACCCACGTCGAGGCTCGCCGGGTAGCCCGCCACCAGGGACCGCGCCATGGTGCAGCTCCACTGCGCCAGCGGGATGACCGGCCAGCCCAGCGGGACCAGCTTGTTGTGATAGAGGTGGAACTCGAATATGTAGTTGTGTGCGACGACGGTCGCGCCTGCGCGCACGGCGGCGGCGAACCGATCTGGAACTCTGCACGAAGCAGCAACATCGGTCTCCACCGGTTCGTCGTCCACCGCGTAGCACAGCACGGTAATCCGGGTGTCGGGATGCTCAGCGTAGACCTGCGCGCCGGTCTTGCGCAGGTCGCAGGTCGACGTGGTCTCCAGGTCAAGGACCAGACGCATCACTCACAGGTCTGCTTGCGAAGGGCGTAACCGAAAAAACCCCGCGTATTGCGGATGAACACGGGTAAACTTACGTGCATAATAAGCTACCCATATGTTTGCGATCTTGAACTCATTATTGCCATCAAGCAAATAAACCGCAGTCTCCCATCGCACTCGATGCATCACTGCATCGGCAGAGTAATGCTGAAACCCACGCTGGATCATGTCAAAAGCAAATCGCTCAAACAGCCGCCATATGTCTGGATTAGCGGCGTCGATTGTAGCGAACCGCGCAGCCATCGCGTTAAACTTCGGTTGCGATGGCTGCGAAGAAGGCGTCAACATCAGAACGGCGGATCATCGTCATCGGCCCCGGCCATCGCCGGTGTGCCGCCAGGACCATCGTAGTCGGGGAAGTCATCCGTCGCCGCCTTGCGCCCATCGATCCGCTTGGTGTCGGTGCGGCAGATCTGCAGATTGTTCAGGGCGAACGACACGCCCTTGTTGCCGGCCTGGTTGTAGGTGAACTGGGTCACCGTGGCGCGGGCCATCTGGCCGGCCCAGATGTCTTCGGGGACAGTGATCTCGACCCGGCGGGCGTCCACCAGGCCGGGGCGCGACTTGGACCAGGGCGAAATATACATGCCGCCCGGGATGTCATAGCCGGCATAGGTTTTCTCACTGCACTTGCGGAACGGCAACCGGATGCCGGCGAGGAACGCCCGGTCCTGCGACTTGCCCTTGCCCCACTCCTCGTCGATCGCCTCGCGCACCGCGGCGCGCAGGTCCTCGTAGGCCGGGTCCCGCTGTGCGGTCTGATCGAACAGCAGCGTCACCTGATAGACCGGATCGCCGCCGGGGGCGCGCGGGCGCGGAGCGAACAACACCGGGAACGACAGGATGCCAATGGGCGTGCGGATGGAACTCATGGTGAAGGGTCTCCCAGAATAAAGTCGATGGTGTATTTCAGGCTCAGGATCACGTCGGTGAGCTTGTCCTGCTGCGTGCGCAGATCGCGTTCAGCCATTGCGTCCTCCAGATCGTTGATACAATCGGATACACGCTGACGCCCCAGTATGAGGCACTGTTTGAGCGCCATCAGATGGGCGTCCGCCTCAGTCAGGGCCATCGCTGAAATCTCCTGCTGCATCGGTTTTGCCGGCACGCGCCAGCTTCACGCCGGACGACTTGCTCTCAACCAAGGTGCCGGCAAGCTGGCCGTTCCAAAGCTCGCGGAACCGCGCACCACGGCCCATCGCCTTTTCGATCTGGGCCGGCGAACGCAGCCTGGTCTCCCAGATCACATTGTCAGGCACATCGAAGAGCTGCAGGGTGCCGGCGGTTGTCGGCTCGTCACTGATCCACTTGCGGGTAGGTCGGGTGGGGACCAGTTCCCAGCCAGGGATACGCACCTGGCGCTGCAGCTGCTCGACCGCATACCCCTGCAGCGCGTTGATCCACATCTGGGCGCGCTCGGCGATGTCCAGGTTGCGGGCCAGCTCGTCAGGATCATCAGGCAGCATGTGATCGGCGAAATCACGTTTGGCCATCTCATTGGCGTCCTGCATCAGACGGGGGCACGCGTGGATGGCCGGACAGAACCGGCACCAGGGACCAGGGACCAGCGGCGGGTTGTCCTGGGCGCACGCCTCGACACCGGGGACCAATACCTCGTCGATCCACATCAGCAGATCCACCGGCGTGATCTGCCAGGATCTGATCGGTTCGCTGCCCGGCGCGTTGGGCTGTACGACGGTGAGCTTGATCCGTTTGAGCCGGCGCAGCTGGTGTTTGGGAAGCTGCCGCAGGACACCCGCCGCATAATAAAGCAGCTGCGGATTGTCCTGCACCATGACGAACACACCGGAGCCGTTCTTATAATCGATGATCTCCAGCGTGTCGGTCTGTAAGTCTAAAAGCGCCACATCGACCCGGCCGAACAGCGGGACCGGCGGCGGCTCTGAGGGCAGGAAATAGTCGTTGAGTTCGACCTGAAACTCGCACCGGACCCAGTCGCTCTGGTGCGCCGCATGCTGCACGTAGTCGAGCATCACGTTGATGCCGTCGATCAGATCCTGGTCCACCGTGATGATATGGCCTTCCACGTCGGCGGTGACGCCCAGCTCGGTGGCGTCGACCTTGCAGGTCCCAGGACGTTGTCCCAGCGTGACGGCAGCGCCGAGGGCATTCTCGATATAGTCGTGCGCCAGCGTGCCGGTCGCGGCATAGACCGAGGCCGGCCGCGGCGGCGCGGTCACGCTGAGCTGGAAACTGCCGGGGCAGTTCAGCCAGCGATGCGCGCCGGAGGCGCCTAGCAGCGAGTGGGCGTGCTGCGTCACGGCACCGGGACCTGGGTGGGTGTCGTCTCGGCCGGCTCAGGCAACGACGGCAGCTGCTGCCATTCATTGCCCAGCTTGACCACCAGCCGCCAGACCGTGCCGTCCGCCGCCAGCCCATACAGGATGTCCGGCAGGCTAGGATGATACGACGCCGCCGCCGCGATCTGAATAATCATGGCCGTTCGATGAAGTCAGCGGGGAGCTTCAGCGCGGCCCGCAGGGCGAACTCAAACTGGTCCGCGATGTGGCCGACCACCGCCTTGATGTAGACTTCCTTGTCCGCCGGCTTGACCGAGATCTCGATCGCGTGGGCGATGGTCAGGATCTGCTGGTCCCCTTCGGGCAGCTGGTCGTCCCGCAGGGTGGTGTGAATGACCCGCCTCACCGGCGTATCCCCACTTCATGGGCCAGCTTCATGACGCGCTGGTAGAACGCGTGCCCGTTGGTGACGTCGACGTCGTAGAACTTCGCCACGCCGAGTTCTTTCTGCAGCGCCTTGACCTGCGCCACATGCCCCGCGCTGTAAGCTTCGCGGACCAACGCCAACGCCGCGTCTTTCGCCTCACCCGGTGACAGCGAGGGCGAGTTCAAACCCAGCGCGTCGTCGGTATCGTCAGGGTCGTCACCCGAAGCGTCTATCGGGCCACCGTTGACGCCACCGGTGACACCAACAGGTTGCTCGCTCACCGGCGTGGCCTTGGCCTGTTTAGCGGCGCGGGCGTTCGCCGCGGCCTGCTGGCGGGCCTTGAGATTGGCGGCTGCCTGATCCTTCGCCTTTGCCTCATCCGGCGGTAAGGTCTGCAATTGATGTACAGCATCAAGGCCGCCAACAGTCCCGTTGCCGGGGAGCGGGACCACGGCGGCGGACACGCCGACCGCTTCGAGCATCCTGGCGATCCGATTGGTAAGCGCGCTTCGCTCCAGCTCGGTCTCTAAATCGAATATGACGTTAACCTGTACTTGCATTGATCTGGTCCCCTTGTAGTTCGGCGATCTCGTGGGCCTTGCGCCGGAACGCGGTCATGATCCGCTGGTCAAGCGTTCCGGGCAGGTAAAGGAAGGACGCCAGCACGCTGTCGCGCTGGCCCAGACGGTGGGCGCGGCAGATCGCCTGGACGTTGTCACCCGGCACCCAGGACGGCTCGACGATCGCCACCTCAGAGGCGGCGGTGAGGGTGATAGCGGTGCCGGCGGCCTTCACCTGGCCGATGAACACCCGCACGCTGGCGCGGCGCTGAAACAGCTCCACCGCATTGGCGCGGCCCAGGGGCGAGGTCTCGCCGGTGATCACCACCGGGACGAAGTCGGCCAGGCCACGGCGCAGATGCTCGATCACTGATAGATGCCAGGCGAACAACAGGATCTTATTGATAGACTGCAGGCGTTCCTGGACCCAGAGAATGGCAGGCGGGACCTTGAGTTCGCCGAGTTCGCGCCGCAGCGTGGCGAGTTCACCGTCCGGGGTTTGCAGGGTCTTGAGCAGCTGATTGTCCCCGCCGGGTGTCGTCAATGCACCCAGGGACCAGACTAGGCGGTTCGCCAGTCCCTGGGCCTGCGGGTTAAGCCCCTGATTGAGG